CAGACCCCTATGGTGCGACTGGGTTCAGTACCCGTTTTCAAGGGTTTTTGAAAACCCAGGTCAAGGTCAAGGTCAAACGAACTTTTGCCATGGAGGAAAATTATGGCCAAACTGTCCTTGCATCTCCACCAGATTTCAATTCGATTTATGGGCCTTTCAGCAAAATGTTTTTACGCAATGTGCGTTTAAGCACCAGGCCTGGTGTCATTTTTGATTCTGGTTATTCAGATAGAGATGTTGCTAGGGAGTTTCGAAACAATGGCGCCTTAGCCAGGTTTTGGCAAGAAAATTATCAGGCTGATGTGAAAAGACAGGATACGAGTCATACTCCTGTTACTTTACGAGTCTTCAAGAAAGCGTTGATTTTCTTCGGTGTTCCTGAGGAACTGGCCAATCTTTATGAGTTGCATTCCAGCAAGTACGAATACCAGTCCATGCATCAAGGTTTGTATCGCGGTGAAGCGAGATATAATTTGGGGTCGGGGGACCCTTTTACTCTCATTCGCAACATCTTTGAGGTCGCAACTGTCATGGTTGAAAGATACGGGGGTGTTGCTATCAGACAATGCGATGCCATAATAAAGGGGGATGATTATTTGGCTAGCAGGATTCTTCCTTTGCTGCCAGTCAGTGTTCCGGAGATCCGTGCCACTCAACTGACAGAGGATTTCAATAAGCCGCCATACCACGCAGGTAGATTTTTCCTGGAGTCTGATGTTGTGCCCGATCCCATGCGTATGATTTGTAAGATTCTTGTTAAACCGGTTGAGGACATCGCCCGCGCCAATCAACTTAGTGAGTCATTTTATGACCGTTACGTTGCGCTTACTGTACTTGATGTGGAGGTTTTGAGAGTTTCTATGCGAATCGCTTATTCTGATTTTCCGCCTGATGTTTGCGATTCTTTCCTTGAGCTCTATTTGGCTCTTCGTGATCGAAAATATTTTTATGAAATTCTCAATTTCATTCCAAACGGGCCTGCTTTGCGGGTCTATGACACTCCGACTGGTTGTGCGCGTTCAGCTTTGCAACATTTCACTCAAGACAGCAAGATTTTAGATGCTGTTGACAATGCTGACCAGTCGACGGTGGTCCAACTTTGCGTTCTCAATTCAATTCCTGTTTTCCAGATGACTGGTCGTTTGACGGATCTCAAACGCGTCGGTGTCTGGGTCGGAGCTGATCATGCATGGGCAGTAGTTGGTCTGACCGAGTTTAATTCTTCTGATCAAATTTAACATGAGAAATAATTTGATCACCGTCGAGCGTAACGAAGAACTCTTTCAAGCTTTTATTGGTGCTTTAGCACATCAGATTGACGTTTACACTGCTTTTGGCAGTTACGACTCACCTGGAGCTTTGCATTGCACCAGACGTTCTTCTCTCGCCGAGTACATTTCAGTGCACGCTTTTCATTTGCTTCCTGTTTCCGATCCCTACACTAGTGCTGGGAACACGGTTAACGGACTTTCCACTCTCTTTGCGGTGAATTATCATAATTCTCCGAGTTTCAAGTCTGATTATTTGTTTTGGTTGTATTCTGTCATTAACGATGGCCAGCAATGATACTATGCAGGCTAAGCCTGATAGTCCGGGAGTGAACGTCTTCGTCATCGAGTTTCAAATGCTCATTTCGACTGGCACTTGGCGAAGCACCATGCGTATTGATCGTATGCCTAAGATTCGCACAATGAAAACTATGTTCTCTATTATTGAGTTAACTAAGGTTTCTTGTGAGGTACGTCAAAATTCACTTATCGGTGATGGCGATGACAATGTTACCCCTGATGGGCACATTTTCGTTGCTCTTATCCCAACTGCCCGTGATGCTGATAGTTTCTCTGGCAATGATGCTGCGACTGTTTCCAATGTTCCAGCTAAGTCTACCTTTCCTTTACATGGACAGGCACAAAATAACCATGTTTTCAATTTCGACCTTTCTGGGTACGAACTTGATCTTGGTCAAGATCCACGTAGAGGACAGGGTCCTGTCTTCTGGTGTGGTAATACTGGTGTAGCCAGCAATGTGGCAGGTGCCGTTCTCGGCATTTGCTCCATTACGTGGCGCATCGAGGTTCAATGCTCTGGCATTTCAGTTCTGTTTTAGGGAGTTTTCTATTTCTTCCCTTTTGATCCCCAGTAGTGACATACTATAGTTGTATAACGACACTATTAAGTTAGTGAAAATGTCACGAACAGGCACTCAATGCCCGGAAAATCAACGGTCTTTGTTTGTTTCTTGCATTGAGTGCCTGTTAGTGACATACTATAGTTGTATAACGACACTATTAAGTTAGTGAAAATG